CCAAAGCGTCCATAGCCGTATCTTTCCGATGAAGCAAGTCATCAACACCATCAAGGCTTTGCGGTTATTGTCGCAGAAGCCTCTCAGAGCCTCTCAGTTGCAAGATATTCTTGGAACGAGCAAAGGGGCCACCTACCGAATCATAAGGGATTTACGGGCCTCTGGAGAGGTCGTAGAGAGAACCCTTTGCACTTACTCAATCAAAACCAAAAACCAAGAACAATGAAAGACGGACAAACAATCGGCCAATGGCTGAACTGGGACTTTAAGACCAATGGGGACCTTGAAATTATAGACAAAAATAACCATCGTGTCTATGGTGAAGATTCAAGTGGATATTGGTTTAAATCCAAATTTGATTTTTATGGCGATGTCATCTACTTTGAGGATTCAGTTGGTGCAATCGTTGACAACCGCACCCCCGAAATCATTGAACAAAACGGACGTAAATACCAACTAATCCCTAACCAAATCCAAACCAAAAACCCATGAGTTACACCCCCCAACCAAACACCTTCACCCTGTTCGTAAACGACAAGGGCGACAACCCTAAGCGTCCCGATTACCGAGGTGACGTGGTTCTTCCCGATGGAACCAAGATGCGCCTCTCCGGGTGGGTCAAAGAATCCAACGGCAAGCGGTTCATATCCGGCAAAGTAGAGCCGATCCAGCAGCAGACCAGCGGTGGAAATTTTGCAGCCCAAGGCGGTGATTTGCCTTTTTAGTGTAAATTTGTGCCTTAGATACATTTACATACATAGCCCATTTGTAATTCCAGCCAAATGGTGCTACCGATAAAGGGTTCATTCTCTAACCCCTGCCCCGGCTGCTGGAATCAGTCGGGGTTTTTTTTTACCATGGAAAATAGTTGGTACAAACACTCCCCAAGCGATTGGCTCGCAGGTCGAATCAGTCGCAAATCCTTTGAAGTCCAAGGGGCCTTCATCCACATTTGTCAACTCTACTGGGTCAAGCACGGGCAGTTTACGGCCCATCAAGCAAGCCTTGAGATAGGCAAAGACCTCCTTCAAAAACTTATAGAATCCGAAATCATCAAGACCGAAGGCGATGAAATTCGCATCGAATTCCTTGATTTGCAGATGGAGGACCTTAACAGGCTAAGCGAAAGAAGGAGGGAGGCAGGCCGTAAAGGAGGCGAAGTAAAGAGCCAAGCAAGTGCTAAGCAAACCGAAGCAAGTGCTAAGCAAAACCAAGCAAGTGCTAAGCAAACGGAAGCAGATAAGATAAGATTAGATAAGATAAGAGAAGAAGAGATGACAAACAAAGAAGAGATAAAGAACACTTGTGCAATCTTTGACCAATTCTGGGCTATCTATCCACGCAAGACTATGAAGCAGGCAGCGTCAAAGTCCTTTGCAAAGTTGTCCAATGCAGACCAACAGGAAGCAATGAACAACATCTCAAGGCTATACTCTCAAACACCCGTGCAGTTTGTCCCTCATGCGGCCACCTACCTCAACGGCAAGCGATGGGAAGATCAAGCCATCCAACGAACACCTAACTTCGCATACTCAAACCTAACCTCCGATGATGAACCCTTACCAGTTGTCCGCTGAACGCAAACTGCTCGGCTGCCTAATGGACAAGTTCGTAAACCGAACCGTCCTTTTGACCCAAATCCCGGAACGCCTATTCACAGGCAACAACGTCCTGCTCTACCGGGCCATCGAATCCCTCCACAAAGCAGAGCGAGAGATAGACATCGTAACCGTCTACAAATACCTCGCAGACCAAGGCCAAGCCCATGTCCTACTCGAAGGCATTGACCCCGAAGCAGGGCTTGTGAGCAATTGGAAGACCTACGCATCCGACCTTCACGACCTTTGGAAGGAGAGGGAGGAAGCGAGAATCATGGAAGAACTCGCCCATGACCGGGACATTCCCAAAGCCTTTCAACGCTACCAATCCATCCAAGCCGTTGAGTCCAACGCCTCCGAATCATCCGCTCACGAACTCGCCAAGGACTTTCTTGTGAACATGAATGAGGTCCGGGAAGGAAGACGCAAGGACCAAATCTACCAAACCTTTATCCGACCGCTTGATAACATCTGCACGGGGTTTAAGCCCTCCGAGTTCATCCTCGTAGGTGGTCGTCCCGCAATGGGCAAGACCCTGCTTGCCCTCCAAATAGCGATGAATCAAGCCATGGCCGAAATCCCCGTCGTGTTCTTCACGATGGAAATGAGTGCAGACCAACTGACCCAGCGGATGCTTTCCAACCTCGGAACGATGGACGGCTCTGCATTCCTAAAACCCGACGAGCGAATCACCACGGAGCAGTACCTGACTTTGGCACAAAAGGCCGACCAACTCAAAGGAAAGCCCTTGTATATCGTTGACTTGCACCAAGCAAACCTTGACCGAATCGAGGGGGAGATAGCAAAACTAAAGGCCAAGTTCGGAATCGTTGGCTTCTACCTTGACTACTTGCAACTCGTAGAACCTGCCAAGATTGACAAGCCCAAGCCCAAGATCGAACAGATGACCAACATCAGCAAACAACTCAAAGCAATCTGCAAGAGGCAAAAGGTCTTCGGGGTCGTGGTTTCTTCCCTTTCAAGGGCAACCGAAGGCAGGGCAGACCATCGCCCCATCATGTCCGACTTGCGAGAAACCGGGCAACTGGAGTTTGATGCCGACAAAATCGCCTTTGTCTATCGCCCCTACGAACACGACAAGAACGCAGAGCAGGACCTGATGGAGGTCATCTTCCGAAAGAACAGGAACGGAAGCCTTGGAATCGCCCAAGTACAATGTCAACTTCCATACACCAAAGCCAACGAGTATCCGCTATGACCCCCGAATACACCCTGCAAGCCGCTTGCGTCAAGTTGTTCAAACTCTTGAAGCCCCACGAAGAAGGGCGGTTGTTCCTAAACCTCAACAACCCCCGAAGCCGAACCAACGGTCATTTTCTCAAGGGCATCGGACTGACCGCTGGAGTGGCCGATATGACCTACCTGTCCGACAAGGGAGCCATCTTCCTTGAGTTCAAGGCCAATAAAGGCAAGCAGTCCCTCTCCCAAAAGTGGTGGCAGGGGGTGATCCAAGAGGCAGGGTACAGGTACGAGGTCATCCGAAGCATTGAGGATTTTCAGCGAGTGGTTGCAAGTGTTGAATAGGTGTGTAGATTTGTTCCATGCGATTCCTACTGCTGCTCCTGCTGACCGCTTGCACCAACGACCGCCCTTGGAAGGTGATTGAGGTCCGGGCCAAGGGGGATGCCTGCGAGTATGTCCTATCCCGTAGCAACGGATTCGGACCGCAAGTCAAGACCCTGACCGATACCTGTGGGAGGTATCAGTTGTTTCAAACTATAATGTAAAGAAAAGTGCCAAAACCTATACAGGTTTAAAAAACATATAAAGAAAATGAGTAAAAACTATACACATTCGTGAAGCCAACTAAACCTTAAGCCTATGAAACGATTCTTAGTATTTGCAGGTGATTGCTATTATCCCGAAGTAGCGATGGGTGATTTTCAGGAGGACTTTGACACCTTGGAAGAGGCCAGAAGTTTTGAAGCAAAAATCAAAGAAAAGTGGGAATCTGATTGGGAGGACTTCAAATGGAGTGCCATTTGGGATTCGGAAACCCGAACCCACGTTTAATATGCAATCGGGTATAATGAATGATAAATCGGTCAATAAGCACCCTTATCGCATATAATGAATGATAAATCCGTCAGCCCATACATGAAAACGATATACTTTCAACCCAAGGGAATAAACCCAAAATTTTGCGAAGCAGGTGTCATTCACGAAAGCGACAATGAATCTATCTGCTACTTAGGTGAACCTTGCAAAATATCAATTAATGATGTAAAAATCATACCAAACGAGAGCGTCGCTTATGATGAAAAAAATGGGTTATATCTTGTTCGGGAAAGTACTCATTCGTGAACCAATCCGTCAGCCTCTGTTCTTACCAAAAGCCCCCCAGCGTCAGCCTGTAAACTGACCAACCAAACCCCAACCCCATGAAAACCACACCAATCGATTTCCGACGCTGGCAACTGCACATCCGCAAGGAATGCGTCAACTGCAACCGACCCGACAAAAGCGAAACCATCAAGCCTTGGTCCGTCAACTGGACCCTGCTCGGTCGAATCCTCCAAGCCAAAAACGCTTAGTCATGGAATGGATTAAATGCTCCGAGCGTATGCCGGAACTTGGTGAACCTGTCCTGATTTTCACAACGGACATGAATCAATTTATGGGCTGGCTTGAGAACCGCCACCTTTGGTGCTACGAGCATCAAGCGTGGTTCCTCTCCGAAGTAAGCCATTGGATGCCCCTACCCCCTAACCCGTTCTAACCATGGACCTAATCTCACGCACCATACTCGGATATACCGCAGAGGTCGTCGGAGTCAGCCCGGACGACATCTTGAGCGAAGTCAAGACCCAAGAACTGGTCCTTGCTCGAAGCATCTTCGCAGACATCGCCTACTCCGAATACCTCTACACCTACTGCCAAATCGGTCGAATTATCAAGAGGAATCACGCAACCGTCATGCACAACCTCGAAATCCTTGCCAAAAACATGAGAGCAAGGCCGGACATCAAGTTTCTGCGTACACAGGTTTTAAACAGGACACGGGATTTTTTGCAACATTAGCGAGAACCCCCTCCATCTTTGCGTGAGTGAACGCAGAGGCTACCATACTTGACCTTTATCGCAGCGGAGAAATCCGCAAGGCTTGCCTCACGATTACGGGGGGCAATCCGCTTTGGAAGGACCTCGAACAAGAGGTCGTCCTGATTCTGCTGGAGAAAGACCCCGACAAGATTACCAAGATGCAGGTCCAAGGCTACCTGCGCTTCTACATCGTTCGGCTCATCATGAACCTGTACCGGGGCAACAACAACCAGTTTGCCAAGAAGTACCGACATCACGACGAGCGGGTCGAGGTTGACCCCGAAACCCAAGAACTGGGCAAGGACTACGACACCCTGCTTGACGACCTTTGGGCTATCGCCCAGCAAGAGATGGACTCTTGGGCCAAGGATGGGGCCTTCCCGTACGACAAAGAACTGCTGAACCTTCTTATGCAGACGGGCAATATGAAGGCCATGTCCCGTGAAACGGGCATCCCGTACAGGTCCATCATTTACTCCATCGAGCAGGCCAAGGCCAAAATCAAAACCGCAATCGAAGCCAATGGATATACTGGTCTATCCCATCCTGATTAGTGCTTTAGCGACCCTTGCAGTCGTGGAGTTCCGGGTCCTGCCGGGATGGTTCTACGCTTTGCCCTTCGCCAAGCGGAAGCCGTTTTCGTGCATGACCTGCTTCGGGTTTTGGATGGGGGTGTTGCTGACCCTGCCAACGTGCCAATGGTACTTGGCTCCAATCCTTGGGCTTGCCTCATCTGCCACCGCAATAATCATCCGGGAATGGACCTTCAAATGACCAACGACCAATTCATCGTGGCCCAAAAGCATCGCAAGTACTGGGACCAATATGTGGCATCCCTAACCATGCGACTGCCACCCGATGCCGTTGGGGAACTGCAAGCCATCCTGACCGCTCACGGACGACCCCCCACGAATTGGTGGTGCGCAGACTGCGTAAAATCGGCTCTTCAATACATTTACCTACAAGCGGACTTGTTTCTCGAAGTCAACCAAAACACCATAAACCACTCCCTGAATGCCCCTGCCAATCCCTAACGAGAACGAAAGCAAAGAAGGCTTCATCGGTCGCTGCATGAGCAATAACCAAGCCAATGCAGAGTTCCCTGATACGGCTCAACGATTGGCCGTTTGCGGCTCAACGTGGGAGAATCACAAGAGGCAACAGTTCGAGTCTTATTCGGACTACGGCCAAGAGATTCGGGCCAATGCAAAGAGGGGGATAGAACTCAACGAACGCAACGGGAATAAGTGTGCGACGCAGACGGGCAAGGTCAGGGCGCAGCAGTTAGCCAACGGGGAAGCCATATCGGTGGAAACCATCAAGCGGATGCACTCCTACCTGTCAAGGGCCGAAACCTACTACGACAACGCTGACGATACCAGCGACTGCGGTTATATCTCCTACCTCCTGTGGGGTGGTAAGTCTGCTTTATCGTGGAGCAGAAATAAACTCCGGGAACTTGGCGAACTCGAAGGCTAAGGATGACGAAGAGGCCCAAGTGCAGGCTCGGATGGACTCGCTGATGATGGTCATTACGACCCTCTGCGACTGCATCGGAGCGGTGGACGATTCCAATGCCCCGAACCAGTACGAAGTGAAAATGAAAATCGTAAACAAGATTAGCGACCTAATCGACAAAATCGAATACTGATGCAACGAGTACCCATAGGCACAATCAAGAACAACCCGAACAACCCAAGGGTCATCAAGGACGACAAGTTCAAAAAACTCGTGCAGTCCATTAAAGACCTACCCGAAATGGCCGAGGTTCGCCCCGTTGTCGTCAATACCGATATGGTTGTGCTTGGAGGCAACATGAGGCTCAAGGCCATGCGTGAGGCTGGATGGAAGGACATTCCGATTCAAGTCGTGGATTGGGACGAAGACAAGCAAAGGCAGTTCATCATCAAGGACAACGTAAGCGGAGGGGAGTGGGATTGGGAGATGCTTGCGAATGAATGGGACACCGAGGAACTGCAAGAGTGGGGTCTTGACCTACCCGACTTTGACAACGGCAAGGAACTGGAAGCGGAGGAAGATGACTACGAGATGCCTGACGAATTGCAGACCGACATAGTGCTGGGCGACCTGTTCGAGATTGGTCCGCATCGTTTGCTTTGTGGGGATTCAACTGATAGCGATGCCGTTGCACTATTGATGGATGTTGAAAAGGCAGATATGGTTTTTACAGATCCACCGTATGGGATTGCATACGATAATGAAGAAAGATGGTCGGGTATTGAAAAACAAAATAATTCAAGTAAACGAAATAAGGGTAAAATGATTTTAGGAGATGCGGAGGATTTTAATCCATCATTTCTACTTTCTTATTTTTCGTATTGTAAAGAAATTTTTATTTGGGGGATGCAATACTATCCCGAACATTTAGGGCGTGGTGGATGTATTGTTTGGAATAGAAAAACAGAATCTCAAAAGGATGTCCCACACGCAGATTTTGAACTTTGTTGGAGTAAGCAAGAAAGAAACAAAATGGCATGGATTACATGGGGTGGATTTAAGAGTAAAGAAAAAGGCGAGGAAAGATTACATACAACACAAAAACCAATTGAACTTGCAACATGGTTTTTTAATAATTGGGGAAAACAAAACGATTTAATTGCTGATTTGTTTTTAGGCAGCGGTTCAACAATGGTTGCATCACACCAACTCAACCGCAAATGCTACGGCATGGAACTTGACCCGAAGTACTGCCAAGTCATCGTGGACAGGATGCTTAAACTCGACCCGACCTTGGAGGTCAAGAGGAACGGCCTGCCTTACAAAACAGCAGAATAACAGCAAATGGGAGCCGAGGATATAAAGCAGCACGAGTTCAAGAAGGGGCAGTCAGGCAACCCCAATGGTCGTCCACGCAAGTACGTCAGCACCTTGGTTGACCAAGGCTACAAGCGGTCCGAAATCAACGACACCATCCAAAACATGATGGCCATGACCTTGGAGGAAGTCAAGGCGGTTTGGGACAACCCAACGGCAACGGTCCTCGAAAAGACAATCGCCTCGGCCATCCGCAAGTCCATCGAAAAGGGAACGCTCTACTCCATGGAAACGCTGCTCTCACGGGTGTACGGTCAGCCCAAGCAGGAGGTCGCTGCAACCATATCGCCTCAACCAATTTGGCAGGGCGTAAAACTACAAGTTGACACCAACCACAACGGCAATCAAGATTGATGGATTCCGCAAGAGAGTCCGAATAGTCCAAGGCGGTTCATCGGCAGGCAAGACCTTTGCCATCCTGTCCCTGCTCTACTCCTATGCAGCCAATCCCGAATGCGGACCGCTTGAAATATCCGTAGTTTCCGAATCCATCCCCCACCTTCGCAGGGGTGCGCTCAAGGACTTTCTTAAGATGCTCAACATGACAGGACTTTACCAAGAGGAACTATACAACCGAACGCTGCTCCGATACGACTTCCCGCATGGCTCCTACATCGAGTTTTTTTCCGCTGACCAGAGCGACAAGATGCGAGGGGCAAGGAGGGACGTGCTATTTATGAACGAGGCGAACAACATCGCATGGGAAGCCTATCACCAACTGGCAATCAGGACAAGGACCGCCATCTACATTGACTACAATCCAGTCCGAGAGTTTTGGGCGCATACCGAATTGATGAATGACCCCGATGCCGAGTTCCTGCTCGTTACCTACAAGGACAACCAAGCCCTTGACCCTGCCATCATCCGAGAGATTGAGAAGGCCAAGACCAAAGCCGAAACGTCAGCCTATTGGGCGAACTGGTGGAAGGTCTACGGCCTAGGTCAGGTCGGGACGCTACAGGGGGCCATCTACGAGGACTTCGAGGTGGTGGAGGGGATAGATGTCAGCCGAGCGAAATTCGTCGCCCTTGGGCTTGACTGGGGCTTCAGCAACGACCCTACGGCATTGGTCGCCATCTACCGCCAAGGGGACTGCCTGCTGATTCAGGAACTACTGTACTCCACGGGCCTTACCAACCAAGACATCGCAGACAAGTTGCGGTCCTTGGGCATTACAAGGGCTTGGGAGATAGTGGCCGATTCAGCAGAACCAAAGTCCATCGAGGAAATCTACCGACTTGGCTTTAACATCAAGCCAGCGGAGAAAGGCCCCGATTCGGTCAGGAACGGCATCGACATCCTGAAACGCTTTAAATTGCAGGTTACCAAGGATAGCACCAACCTGATCAAAGAACTGCGGTCCTATACTTGGGCTACGGATAAGGAAGGCAAGAACACGGGGGTCCCGATTGATTCCTTCAACCACGCCTGCGATGCGATGCGGTATGTGGCCCTTAACAAATTGAGGGTTAGCAACTCAGGGAAGTATGTTGTGGTGTAACTTTGCAGGACTAAACCTCAAAACCATGAACCTAAAGCACATCAAAGACGTAATCCTCGAAAACCTACGAGATATCAAACGAGCAATAGAGTTCCTCGTTATGCTTACAACTGTGCTAACCTGTGCGACTATCATTACGGCTATTGCCTGTATTATTGGCTACAAGGTGGCTCTTTTCCTTTGTGGGTTACTTGGTATCGCAATATGAACACCGAACGCATCCTTGACCTGCTAATCGAAATTGGGAAGACGCTTGCAGCCGTTTTCTTTATCCTCACCCTTCTAACCCTCCTTTGGACCTTATGAAAGTCGTTCACTATTACCACGTTTATTGCGGAGGGAACTGGCAGTTGATACTCAACCAGCACATGATGGCGGTCTGCAACTACGGCCTCATCAACGTCTTGGACGAAATCCGTGTAGGCATCGTCGGACCACCCGAACAACGCAAAGCAGTCAAGGAGGTGCTGGAGAACTCGATGGTGGCCGATAAGGTCAAGGTCGTAGTTACCCGAACCAACGCTTGGGAGCAGGCGACGCTGACCGAGATGTACCGGGCCAGTCAGGAAGAGGAAGCCGTGTACCTGTACGCCCACACGAAGGGGGCAAGCGACCCATCCCTCATCAACCAACTTTGGAATCGCAGCATGACCTTCTTCAACGTTGTGGCTTGGGAACGCTGCCTGCAACTGCTCGAAGGAGTGGATGCGGTCGGATGCCATTGGATTACCAAGGAGCAGTTCCCTCACATGGCGGACCACAACAACCCCGAAGGCTACCCCTACTTTGGTGGAACCTATTGGTGGGCCAAATCCTCCCACATCAAAGAACTGGGCGAACCTGTACGGGACCACCGCTGGCAGGCAGAGCATTGGATTGGCAAGAAACCCGACACCAAGGTCCACGACTCCAACCCCGGATGGCCTTCACCCGAACGCTTTGTCATAACCTTCTAATGTCTTTCATCAACATCGTTACACCCTGCTCAAGACCCGAAAGCCTTGGGGCCATTGCGGATTCAATAAACATTCCCAAGAATCATTACAGGTGGATTGTGGTGTTTGATGCAGACGAGGTTCCATCCGTTGAAATTCCTGCAAATGCAGAGGCACACTCCTACCACGTTGAAGGAGGTTCTGCTGGACACGCCCAAAGGAACTTCGCAAACAAACTGATTCAAGGTGGCTATGTCTTGCAAATTGATGATGATACCATCCTGCATCCTGATTTTTGGGAAGCGGTCAAGGACTGCACCGAAGACTTGGTATGTTGGAAGCAGTGCCATAAAGATGGTATACATCGTCTAAATGCAGGTGAGTGGCATCTCGGTCAGATTGACTCTGGGTCTTTTATGGCTGACCGCAAAGTCATAGGCGACTCTCAATGGATTTTCAACCGATACGATGCGGATGGCTACTTTGCACAAGAGATGCGAGCCAAGACCGAAATCGTTAAAACAATTCAACAATACCTTTCATTTTACAACTATTTACGATGAAACAAGACAAAGCCGAACGCTTGCAGGAATTACGCAATACACCGAGGGTTTATTGGACCGCCCTTGAGAATGAAAATAAGGTGGACGGCCTCATTGACCTTTGCCAAAAGTACCTCAAGCCAACGGACAAGTGCGTAGAGGTTGGATGCTTTTCAGGGGTCAGCAGTCGTGTAATTGCACTTCACTGCGGAGAGTTGCACTGCATTGACCCTTGGTCTTGGGGTGCAGTAGCACAAGCCGAGCAAATGTTTGACTCAATGCTTGCGGATTACCCCAATATCACCAAGGTCAAGATGACCAGCATCGAAGCATCCAAGCAATATGCCGATGGCTCTCTTGATTTCGTGTACATTGACGCTGACCACGCCTACGCTTCGGTCGTGGAAGACATCAACGCTTGGAAGCCCAAGGTTAAGCCGGGCGGTTACATTGCAGGACACGACTCCTATATGCCCGAAGTTCTAAAGGCGGTCATGGACTGCCTCGGTGAACCCCTGCAATACTTCACCGATACCTCTTGGATTGTCAAGTTATGAAACTCCAAGACCTCACCATTGACCAGTTCCAACGCATCGGAGCCATTGAGTTCTCCAGCGTCCTCGGGGACTACGACAAGCGTGCAGGGGTCGTCGCAATCGTTGAGGGGGTCGATATATCACTCGTTCGAGAGATGCCCGCCAAGGCCGTCCTAAAGCGTTACAAGGCTATTATCAGCGAGTGGAACGCATTGCCTGCATTGGGGTACAAGCGAAAGTTCAAAGCCGGGGGCAAGTGGTGGATTCCAACGGTGTTCACGGATGAGTTGACGGCCGGGCAGTTGATTGAACTCATGGACGCAAACACGACCGACGAAAAGCAACTGCTCCAAAACCTTCACCGAATCATGGCGACCCTGTGCAGGGAGGGCGGTCTATTCGGATTATTCCCGAAAAAGTACGACGGGGCTGCCCATGCGGAGCGAGCCGAACTCATGAAGAAACACGCCAAGGTGGGCGACGTTTGGGGGGTTGTCAGTTTTTTTTTGCTAAGTTCCGAACCCTACTTGAAAGTTTTGAGCGACTATTCCAAGCACCTGATGACGAAGGCCGAGGGGCTGACGTAAGCCCGCTTGCCGGGTACGGCTGGCTGATGGTGGTGTGGCGGATGGCAAACAAGGACGTTCTCAAGTTCGATGCCATCTTCGCCATGAAGGCGGTGGAGTTTCTCAATTATGCGCTCCTGATTCACGACATTTTGGAAGCGGAGAGGATGGAGGCGGAGCGAGCAAGACGCAGATAGACACATTCCAGCACGGGGGACATTTACCCACATGGAAACAACCATCCTCGCCAATGGCAAACCCGTAGGCAAGTTCGGCAGCGGTTCGATGAAGGGCATCGACCAAACCGCTTTGGAGGGGATTGGTTCAGTCGTCGGCCCCAAGGGTGGAGGCAAGTCGCCAACCCATGACGTGCTGCTCAAATGGATTGAACGGGTCATCGAACTTGCGAAGAAGAACCTCGAGGCAGCCAACGCAAACGCAGGGGGAACGCTATCGGCATCCATCGCCCCCGAAGACATTGAACTATCCGCAAAGCAAATCGTCGTGGCTATCATGGCCAACCCCTATTGGAAGTACGTTGACCAAGGGGTTCACGGAAGGTCATCGAGTTACATATCCGCAAGGGACTCAAAGTTTAGGTACGAAAACAAGATTCCACCACCCCAAGCCATAGCGGACTGGATTGCAAATAAGGGCATTCCTGTCGTTCCAACCTACTCACGCAAACTTGAGCGGATGCGGACGAAGCAGGAGCAAGGATTGGTCATGGGTAGGTCTATTGCCTTTGGCATTCGTGAGCGAGGTGTCGAGGGAACCAAGTTCATGAGCAACGCCCTATCCCCCGAAATGATAGACGTTTTGGTGAACACAATCGCTGAAACTTTGGGCAAATCGGTCAGTTTAGCAACCAAACTATAAAATGGCAACAACCGTCCTATCAGGGTCGCCTCTCGTAGCAACCCCCGTTTACAACAAGATGCTCTTCAAGGTCAGCGGTTCGCTGATTGCACAACCGAACTACCGCTACGTCTGCGATGTCAAGAACCCAGCAGGGACGACCCTTGCCCGGCTCAAGTGCGACAAACTGCCCAGCACCAACTTCGGGTTCTTCGATGTCGCCAAGGTGGTTGAAACGCTGATTGCCCCGACTAAGCCATCGCTGACCCAAACGGGCTTCGTTGACCATGCCGGGTATTATTCGGGATATCGCCTCGACTTCATGGAGGAATACGGGAACACCCCAGTCGTGCAGACGGGAACGGTAACCACCGTCAGCGGGGTCATGGCATTTGCGGGGAACTTGGAGCAGTTAGAACTTGCGACTTGGAGTAGCACCCTTTATTTTCCAAGCACGGTCAGCGATGAAGTAAGCGAAGCCCTTACCTCCGTTGCAAACCGAATCGTTTACTCAAACGGCTACGGATGGCTCGCAGTAGGTCAGTCGGGAAGCGTTTACACGGCAGCGGCCGTTCAATACTTCAACTCGGCAGGGGTTTCGCAGAGGTCCTTTGAGGTCGCAGTTCCAAGCGGAATCGCATCCCAGACCATCAACCGCTTTGGTGCTGGACCGATGAACCTTAAATCCTTGACTTCGGGTCAATGCTCCGATAGTCAGGCAGGGTCGGTGAGTTTCCCAACGGGAGAGGGAGCCTACTATACTATTGCCTTCTTAGATAGCGGAGGCAATACGACAAAATCATACAGGTACACGCTTGGCCCCTGCGAGCGGTTCAACTCCATCCCAGTTCACTTCCAAAACAAGTACGGGGGCATTGATTCCTACACCTTCACGCTAAAGAACCGCAAGAGGGCCAATATAAGCAGGCAGACGTTCGGCTACAACTCGGACGTTTACGCAACCACGACCTACGACAAAGTGTGGGCAGGGGAGTTCGACTACGTTTACGCACTCAACTCCGATTGGCTTACGGATGCAGAATCCGCTTGGCTTATTGAGATGGTCCGTTCCGGGCAAGTATGGATTGAACTGGATGGGCAGTTGGTGGAAGCAATTGTGAACGCCAACACCTACCAATTCACGACTCGCAGGAACGACCGCCTCACGCAGTTGCAGGTCGAGGTTGCCGTCGCTTACAAGAACAACATCCTATGAGCGTTACGCTGATTGCCTACCCGACCGCTGACTACACCACCGACTTGCAGGCTTGGAATGCGTTCAACGAGCGAGCCGATGCCGATGGTGCTACGAGCCGAGAGGACGCTTGCTTTGGCTGCCTGTTCTCAACCTTTGCGACTCTTTACGACCAACCCGAACTGGCTTATGTGCTGGACACCATGGGCGGCACGGACATAGCCATCACGTTCAGCATTGACGACATAAACGACATCACCAAGCGTAGGGGGTCGTTCTCCAAAACGATTGAGTTGCCTAATACGACAACCAACGCAAGCCTGTTCAAGTTTGCCTACAACGTGCAGTCATTCGTTGGTGGATTCCAACCCAACAAGAAGATTCGTGCAGCCATGTGGGAGGATGGGGTGCAGGTGTTCAGCGGTGCGATGCAGTTGCTGTCCATGAGCAAGACCAAGGGCGAAGTAACCTACGAGGTCGGCCTGTTCAGCGAGGACGTGAGCCTATTCCAAGATATCCAAAACAACCTGCTCGTCAACACGGCTGGCGTTACCGGGATGAATCACACGCTGACCTCGGCCCATGTTTCTGCGACTTGGACGGCATTAGGTGCGAGTGGTTACGTTTACGGCTTGGTGGATTCCTACGGAGCCACGGATGTAATTACACAAGGGTGGTTTGCTATCCCTTACTGGAAGATGGGGCCGTCCATTTACGTCAAGAAGATGGTGGATCTAATCTTCGCACAGGCAGGCTATCGGTACGCATCCAACTTCTTTAACTCGACCCTATTCAAGAAACTGGTCATCCCCTACTCTGCTGGGACGATACCCGTTACCCTTTCCGGGTCGAACATCTTTGCGCAGTCAACTGGAAATGTGAGTGGTGCGAACAACGTGGATTTCACCGTATTATTTTCAAAAGACACTCCTGCTCCTTACTTTGACAATGCAGGATACTGGGTCGCATCGTCCAGCACTTTCGTCGCTCCGAATGTTCCGACCCGTTGGAATGTAAGCGTTGAGTTTACGGTTCAAACCGTATCGCCAACAGTTCCAAGCGTCCGAGCAAATATGAGTGTCAGGAACCTGACCGATTCAACCGATAATGCGGTCATTACCGACATAACAGTTCGCAATAATCAAAAGATGACAGTGGTCTTTGAGGATGTCACTATTCCTGCAAATACGACTTCAAACATAGGTTTTGTCTTTACTGCACCTGCCCTTGGAGGTGCTGGCACAATCTTATCAGGAGCCACAGTCTTATGGACTTGCATTGATAATCCAGCAAGCATCGGAGTCGTTGATATGCGGACCGCCCTGCCTGCTGACGTGAAGCAGAGCGACCTGCTCGTTGACCTTCAAAAGATGTTCAACCTTTACTTCATGCCCGATGCACAGGATCCAAAACTCTTATACATTGAGCCGTTCAAGGACTTCTACTCCAGCGGTGTGGTTGACTGGACGCAGAAGGTTGACGAGAATCAAGAGCAGTTGTTGACCAATGGCGACCCGAACCAATACAAGTCGCTTGTGTTTAAATACAAGGACATGGGCGATTACCTGTCCAAGACCTACAAGTCAAGCAATCCGCTCGCCAAGGAAGGCTACGGAGGCCGTCAGTTCTTGACGCAAAACTTCTACGGCAAATCCGAGTTTGTCTGCGAAACCATGGCCGGGACGCTGATACCGGGTTCGTTCACGACCGATAAGGTCATCGGTAGGGCTTGGGACTTGGAAGGCAGCACGGCAAGTGGCACGGTCAAGCAGTTGAACACGGGCTACCGATTAGCGCAGTACAACTCCATTGCTCAAGGCACAACGTCTTGGTTTTATCAAACAGGCGTGAGCGGTTCGTTTGCTACGGGTGAATACGTCGCCAACGTTCCATTCGTGAGCCACATCGACAACCCCTATGCACCCACCGAGGACCTTGCCTTTGGTATTCCGAGGCAGGTCTTCTACAATGCGGTCAACGCAAGCGGTACGCCAATCACCTACACGAACAACAACCTCTACAACAAGTATTGGCTCAACTACATCACCGAAACGACCTCCAAGGAGGCGTTGCAGTTGGAGTTGACGGTGGTCTTGAACTGCGTGGACATCTACCAACTCGACTTCCGAAAGCCGATTTATTACAACGGCATCCGCTGGCGTTTGCTGGAGATTCGGGACTATACCGTAGGCGAAGCAAAGCCTTGCCGGGTAACGCTCCGAAGGATTCTCAACCTTGCAGAGTTCGTGCCTGTAACGAGTGTTCCTATATCGAGCGACCCTGCTGGATTACCCAACGGACCTATCGACCCTGACCCAGCGGATCCTGACTACGAACCACCCATCAACCCTGAATTACCAACCCCCGGATAATGGCAGTAACTAAAGAAATCGTCCTCGAAGTAGGAATCAAGGACTCAACCGCACAAGGCACGACGAGTGCGAAGCAGCGTCTGCGTGAACTCCAAAAGACGCTCATTGATATGTCTTTGGCTGGGCAAGAAGGCACGAAGGCTTTCAAGCAAATGGAGGCCGAGGCGGGGAAACTCAAAGACCAGATCGGGGACACCTCGCAGCGAATCAAGACCCTTGCAAGCGACACCGTAAGGATTGACACCGTTGTTTCAGCGGTTCAGGGGATAACGGCAGGGTTCCAAATCGCCCAAGGTGCAGCAGCGTTGTTTGGCTCTGAGAACGAGGACTTGCAGAAATCGTTGCTCAAGGTCCAAGGGGCCATGGCTCTCGCTACTGGAGTGCAGCAGGTCGCCAACCTGCTCAACAAGGATAGCATCCTGATAACCCAAGGGCAGGCAGCAGCACAGGCCCTCTACGCAACCGCAGTCGGGGCAAGTACCGGGGCTATGAAGGCGTTTAGAATCGCCCTCCTTGCAACGGGTATCGGTGCAGCCATCGCAGCCGTAGGGCTATTGATAGCCAAGTGGGACGAACTCACCGCAGCGGTCCGAAGGTTCCTGAACCTACCCGACCCAGCCATCGCAGCCAAGGCGAGGGAGCAGGCCTTGTTGCGTGAAGAAGCAGCCCTCTCCAATTACCGGGATGCATACGAAGCCCACACGAACGCTCAAATCGCAGCAGACCAAAAGAGGGAGGCACAGGTCAAAGAACGCCAACGCAAGGAAGCAGAGGCCACCCAAAAGCGTTTGGAGCGGTTAAGAGAGGAGAACAACGCCATCATCAAGTTCGTAGAGGACCTGAACCTGCAACTCTACGAAATGGAGTTGGATAGGTTAAGCGAGCAGGAGCAACTGCAAATCAAAGCCATGCAAGCCGAAGCACAAAGGCGGATGCAGGTGGACACGGCTGACGCAAAATCCAAGATGGGTCAAGCCCAGCGTGAGCAAGACCTTGCCGGATTGCGTGAGAAATACGTCGGTCAGTCTTTTGGGGTAATCAACGACATCATCATCGCATCGGCTGGAAAGAGCGAGGCAGCACAAAAGCGGGCTTTCAATGTTTCAAAGGCTGCTGCTATTGCCCAAGCCATCGTTAACACCTATTTAGCCGTAACATCTGCGCTCTCTACGGATTCAACAAAGTTGATATTCCCCGGACAAAGGTTTGTAGAGGCGGGTCTTGCCCTTGCTGCTGGTCTTGCAAACGTCGCCAAGATTAAGGCCCAACAATTCCAAGGCGGTGCAGGTGCAGGCTCTCCCGGTGCAGACGTAACGGGTGCGGGAGCAAGCGCAGCACCACCGCCCATCTTTGCGAACCCACAAACGACCAACCTCGGTACGGGCGAACTCTCGGCAGGCCAAGGCCAAGGCTCATCACCAATGAGAGCCTATGTGGTGGAACGGGACATCACCCAAAGCACTCGCAGGGTTCGGAGGTTGGAGGAATTTGCAACTTTGGGGGCCTAACCACATTTACCTGCATGGAACTACCCATTTACAGGATGACCGTGGACGAGGTGGATGAAGGGGTCCAATTCGTGGCCCTGACCGATATGCCCGCCATCGAACGGCCATTCCAAGCCTTCGCAAAGACACCACAACGATTCTCCGAAACAGGCGAACGCAGGGTCCTGACTGGGCCTCTCATGCTTGCAGACACGCCCATCTTCAGGAAGGACGAAACCTATGGCGAATACTACGTCGTATTTGACAAAGCGACCATCCGCAAAATCGTGCAGAAGTACTTCAAGCAAGGCAACCAGCACAACGTCAACGCTTACCACAACGCAGAACTTGATGGCGTGTTCATGTTCGAGAGTTACATCACCGACTCCGAGCGTGGCATCATGCCTCCCAAGGGTTACGAGGACACTCCTGATGGCTCTTGGTTCGGTTCCTTCAAAGTCGAGAACGACGAGGTGTGGGACAACCGCAACCTGTTCAGGGGTTTCTCCGTTGAGGGGCTTTTTGGAATGGACAAGACCGAATCCGAACTGGAGGTCGCACTCGCTGGCCTTGCCGATGAACTTACCTCTTTTTTGCAACAATTAACCCCCACCTACAAATCCCACTAACTATGAATCTCAAAAACGCAATCGAATCCCTGCGGACTGAACTCCGCAAATTCAGCACCCAAAAGCAGTCCTTTGCTGACTACAAGTTGACCGATGGCACGGTTGTCCGTGTTGACGGGGACCTCGTTGCCGGGACTGCCGTTTACGTCGTTGCCGAGGACGGCACTCTCCCTGCCCCCGATGGCGAACACGTTGTTGAAGGAGTCGGAACTATCAAGACCGAAGGAGGCAAAATCGTTGAGGTCATCGCTGCCGAAGTAGCAACCCCCGAAATCGAAGCCTTGCCCGTTGCTGCTGAAATCACCCCCGAAGTGGCCGTTGAGGTTACTGAAGAAATCAAGGAAGCCTATCCTGCCATGACCCCCGAAGTTGTTGAGGCCATCGTTGCCAAGCACCTCGGAGCCATCATGGACGAACTCAAAGCAGCATACGCTGAAATGGGCAAGATGAAGGAGAAGATGTCTGCATTCGCATCGCAGGTTGAAACCATGGCCGATATCGTCGAGAAGGTTTCCGAACTTCCAACCGAAGCCCCCAAAGCAAGCGGTTCCGCAATCGTTGAGCAGCGTAAGGCCCAAGCCTCGCAGAACTTCAATGCACTCGCCCAAGCACTACAATCACTCAAATCCAAAAACTAACCCCCTAAACCCCCACTAACCATGGCATACAATTTTGGCAATCTAAACGCCTACACCGACCAAGAGAGGCTTCCTCTCATCACCAAAGCGGTATTCTCCGCCCGTTCAGCAGCCCTGTTCACCAAGCAGGTGGGCATCAAGTTCGCTGCTGCCCTTAACCTCATGGACACCGATGCCTTGATTCAAGGCGGAGATGTTTGCGGTTACGCAAGTTCAGGTACAACTACATTCAGTCAGCGTAACATCACCGTTGGCCGTATGAAGGTTCAAGAAACCCTTTGCCCTCGTTCCTTGGAACAATACTGGATGCAGACCCAGTTGACCGCTGGCTCTACCTACGATGGTGTTCCCTTCGAGCAGGCTTTCTCGGAGCAGAAGGCTCTCCGCATCGCTGAGGCTTTGGAAAACGCAATTTGGAAAGGCAACACCTATTTCAGCGGTGTCAACCAGTTGTTGAACGCTGCTTCAGGTTCAACCATTAGCGGTAACACAGGTGCGGTTTCTGCCTCCGTTGGTATCACCACAGGCAACGCAATCGCCATCTTCGACGGCATTTACAACCAAATCCCACAGGCCATCTTGACCAAAAATGACCTCGTAATCTTCTGCGGTTGGGACAACTTCCGTACCTTGCTTGGTGCGTTCAAATCAACCGCTAACGTCCTGTACAACCAAGTTGACTTGGCTGGCCTTGCTGACGGGGACATCATGTATCCCGGCACAAACGTCCGTGTCATTGCAGTCCCCGGCTTGACTGGAACAAACCGCATCGTTTCGTCTTACCTCGGTAACTTCTTCTACGGAACCGACCTTTTGAGCGACGAGGAGCAGTTCTCAATTTGGTTCAGCAAAGACAACGATGAAGTCCGCTTCCAAGCAGCCTTCAAAGCAGGTGTCCAAATCGCTTACCCCGACTTGGTTGTTGACTTCCGCTTGACCTAATGTGTAGGGGGGAGGGAAACCTCCCCTCACTTTTTTGTTCTCTTGAAA